AAAAAGCAAAAAAGTGTTTAGACGATATGACACCTTCAGCACAAGAATTACCAGTTTGGATGTTTAGTAGTGGAAATGAGTTTGTAGATTACTTATGGAATAAAGCAAATGGCAAACTTCATAAAACATGAACCTTGTCCTAATTGTAATTCGAGAGACAATTTAGCAAGATACGATGATAATTCAGCTTATTGTTTTGGTTGTAAATATTTTGAAACAGGAGGTGAAACAATAATGCAAACAGGTACTATCATAGGCGAATATAAAAAATTATCTGTAAGAAAAATTACAGAAGAAACATGTAAAAAGTTTAATTATAAAGTTGGAACAGTAGAAGGAAAACCATGTCATATAATGGATTATGGTACAGCTACTAAATTTAGATTTAAAGATAAATCATTTACATGGAAAGGTGATACGAAAAGCAGTAAGCTTTTTGGAGAAAAAATTTTTAAGGGAAATGGCAAACGAATTGTCGTTACAGAAGGTGAAATTGACTGTTTAACCATATCACAAGTATTTGGAAATAAATGGCCAGTAGTTTCTATAAAAAATGGTGCGGCTGGTGCAGAAAAAGATTTTAAAAATAGTTTAGACTTTTTACAAGGTTACGAAGATGTAGTTATTTGTTTTGATCAAGATCAACCGGGAAAAGAAGCAGCAAAAAAATGTGCTGAATTATTTTCACCTGGTCAAGCAAGAATAGTTTCTTTGCAAGCTAAAGATGCAAATGAAATGTTATTACAAAATAAAGTACAAGAATTAATTAGTTCTATATACGATGCACAAGTATATAGACCTGATGGAATTATAGAAGGCAGTACATTATATAACGAAATATCTAAAAAAGATTTTAATGAGTTTGTTCCTTATCATTTTAAAAAATTAAATTTAAAAACACATGGACTTAGAAGAGGCGAATTAGTTACTATAACTGCTGGAAGTGGAATTGGTAAATCTTTAATATGTAAAGAAATAGCTTATGATCTTATTGTTAATCATAATAAAACTGTTGGTTATATAGCTTTAGAAGAATCAGTTAAAAAAACTGCATTAGGTTTATTATCAATTGATTTAGATATACCATTACATATCGATAGTTCAGTTGAAGATACAAAATTAAAATCAAGTTTTGATAAAGTTTTAGGTAAAGGAAATGTTTTATTTTATGATCATTTTGGATCCTTAGATTCAGATAATTTAATAAATAGAATTAGATACTTAGCAAAAGGATGTGCGTGTGATTACATTGTACTTGATCATATAAGCATTGTAGTATCTGGGTTGGAAGGTGGTGATGAACGCCGAGCCATAGATAATGCGATGACTAGACTTCGATCTTTGGTTGAAGAAACTGGTATTGGTTTAATATTAGTTTCTCATTTAAAACGACCTGCCGATAAAGGCCATGAAGAAGGCGCACATACTTCTTTATCTCAATTAAGAGGATCAGCAGGAATTGGACAGTTGTCTGATATTGTAATAGGTTTGGAACGGAACCAACAAAGCGAAAAAAAATCTAATTTAACAACGCTTCGTATTCTAAAAAATCGTTTCAGTGGAGAGACTGGCACTTGTGGTCAGCTAATATACAACTCGGTCACAGGAAGATTATTAGAATATGAAACAGATACTAAAACGTGATTATGATGCATACTTAACGTCAACTGTTATTACAGGTTTAGAAGAATTAAGAAAAAAAGGACAAGCAAAAATTTATGTCCATAGAAGAACGGATGCTGTTAAATGTTTAGCAGTCATTGAAGAATTACAATGGGAACACCCTGAAGCAATATTTTTAGAAATTGAATTATGCCAAATACATTAAAATTACCAACAAGAAGAGAAACAACAACTATAGAAGTAGGACCGTTTACGGTTTCTATATCTTTTGTTCCTTACAAAGACATACAAGTACCAATGGAAGTTTTCTTTTTAAAAAGAGGAAATAAAGCAGGAGAAACTTCATTAGATAAACACTTGTATGATTTAGGAATAAAGATTTCTAAAGAATTACAAGGAAAAACCAATGATGAATCATACACAGGACACAAAGAAAGCTAACCACACGCGCTCTGACGCGGCCGATTTTTCAGGAAAATATTGTTTTGATATAGAAACTGATGGTTTGCTAGATACAATGACAAAAATTCATTGTGTTGTTTTAAAAGATATAGACACAAAAACTATTTATAAATACGGACCAAACGAATTAGATAAAGCTTTAATACATTTAGAAAAAGCAAAATTATTAATAGGACATAATGTTATTGCATTTGATATTCCAGCAATAAAACAATGTTTTAAAAATTTTAAATTAAATGCAGAACTATTTGATACACTTGTTGCTACTCGATTAATATATGCTGATATTAAAGATCAAGATTTTAAAAAAATAAATTCTGGTTTTCCTACAAAGTTAATTGGTAGACATAGTTTAAAAGCATGGGGATATAGAATTGGTGAATACAAAGAACAAATAGAAACAGATTGGCAAGAATACACAAATGAAATGTTAGAGTATTGTGTGCAAGACGTTGAAGTAACCTACAAATTATATAAAAAAATAGAACAACAAAATTATTCAAAGCAATCATTAGATTTAGAACATGAAATACAAACATTATGTATACAAATGTCAAATAATGGTATTGCTTTTGATAAAGATAAAGCTCAAAAATTATATGCAAGTTTTTGTCAAAGAAGAACTGAATTAGAAAAAGAGCTACAAGTTGCCTTTCCTCCGTGGCAAGTAAGTACTCCCTTCATTCCTAAAGTTAATAATAAAACTAAAGGATATGTAAAGGGAGTGCCTACAGCAAAAGTAAAGGAAATTGTTTTTAATCCCGGATCTAGAGATCATATTACAAATAGATTAATTAAAACTAGAGGGTGGAAACCAAAAAGTTTTACGCCTGATGGTAAACCAAAAATGGATGAAGAAATTTTAAATACATTAAAATATCCAGAAGCAAAATTATTGGCTGAATATTTTATGATACAAAAAAGAATTGGAATGTTAGCGGAAGGAAAACAAGCATGGCTAAAACAAGAAAAAGATGGAAGAATACATGGAAGTATAAATCCAAATGGTGCGGTTACTGGCAGGGCAACACATTCAAATCCAAATTTAGCGCAAGTACCAGCTTTTTATACTCCATACGGAAAGGAATGTCGGGAATTATTTTGTTCACCAAAAGATAAAGTATTAATTGGAATTGATGTTTCATCTTTAGAATTAAGAATGCTTGCACATTATATGGCAAGATACGATAATGGTGAATATGCTGATATTGTGGTTAATGGTGATATACACACACATAATCAAAAAGCAGCAGGTATTGAAACAAGAGATTTAGCTAAAAGATTTATTTATTCATTTTTATATGGAGCTGGTGCAGCAAAAATAGGTCAAGTAGTTGGTGGTAATATTAGAGATGGTTCTAAATTAAAAAAGAAATTTTTAGAACAAATGCCAGCGTTAGATAAATTAATCCAACATGTACAATCAAAAGCAGAACGTGGATATTTAATTGGATTAGATAAAAGAAAAATAACAGTACGATCCGCGTACGCTTCACTTAATACATTATTGCAAGGTGCAGGTGCAATTGTATGCAAACAATGGATATGTAAACTTGGTTCTATTTTTGATGGAGAGACAAAACTGGTGGCTTGGGTCCATGATGAAATAATCATTGAAACAACTAAGGATAAATCAGAAGATGTCGCAAAAAAAGCAGTTGACGCAATTAGAATTGCTGGTGAAAGCCTGCAACTCCGAGTTGAACTCACAGGAGACGCGCGAACTGGAGAAAATTGGTCAACAATTCATTAAAGCAAAATTAAAAAAACGAATTTATAAATTAAAGCAAAGAGCTAAAGATAAAAATCTTCCTTTTAATTTAACATACGATTATTTATTAGATATTTTTCCAAAAGATTTTAAGTGTCCAGCACTTGGAACAAGATTTAACTGGTTCGGTGATTTAGCAGATCAACCAACAGTTGATAGAGTAATTCCTGAAAAAGGATACGTTATTGGTAATGTAGTATGGGTTAGTTATATGGCAAACTTAATAATGACATATGCACATCCATCTCAAGTTATCAAAGTCGGGCAATTCGCTGATAAAATATATAAAAAGTTTTATCCGAATCTATACATTAATGCAAACAATACAGGAGACGATGATGCAGATGACTAATGTGGTTGGTGTACCAAAACACGCACCTCCTATCGCTAAACCAACTAGAACACTTTTAGTTGATGGTGATATCGCTTTATATCAAGTTGCAAGTTCAGTAGAAATAGCAACTGATTGGGGCGGTGGAATGTGGACTTTACATTCCGATTTAAACCAAGGCATACCAGCTTTTAATAAACAAATAGAAACTTACATGGAAAATTTAGAAGCTGATCATGTCAAAATATGTTTAACTGGAAGAGCAAATTTTAGAAAAGATATACTTCCAGAATATAAACTAAATAGAGTAGCAAAAAGAAAACCATTAATACTACAAGCATTAAGAGAATATGTGGAAAGTAAATATGATTGTCTTTGTGAAAATGCTTTAGAAGCAGATGATATTATGGGTTTATATAGTCAACTATGCACTAATACAGATGAACGTATTATTGTATCAATAGATAAAGACATGAGAACAATACCATGTAAGTTATCAATAGATGGCGAAGAAATAATTAATATATCATCACAAGAAGCTAACTATAATTTTGCTTTACAATGTTTAACAGGAGACAGTACTGACAATTTTACTGGTTGTCCGGGTATAGGTCCAGCAAAAGCTAGACAAATATTAGAACAAGCTGACAATTTTTATTGGCCTGAAATTGTAAAAGCATATCAAAAAGTAGACTTAACAGAAGATGATGCAATACAACAAGCTCGTATGGCATATATATTAAGACTGCCTAAAGATTATAATTTTGAAACTAAAGAGGTAAGAAAATGGACTCCGTACAAACCAAAGTAGATCCTAAACATTATAAAAAACATAAAATACAACCAATAAACTTTATAATGGCATTAGATTTAGGGTTTTGTGAAGGCAATATTATTAAATATATTTGTCGTTACAAAGATAAAGGCGGAAAAGAAGATCTATTGAAAGCACGAAAGTATATAGATTTTTTAATTAATGATGGTATCAAATGAGTAACAGATACCTCTATAGGAAAAACAGTAAAAAATCTGAGTCAAAAGATGTTGGTTTACCATCTAATATGGATGATTTAATCACTCTTTTGAATGAAACTTTTCCATTAATTAATCCAGAACCATCAGCATCAATAGCTGAAATTCAACGTAAAGCTGGACAAAGAGATGTTGTTGATTGGTTATTGGAACTTAAAAATAGGAAGGATGAAAATGTGCTTAGGAAGTAGTAAAGTATCGGCGCCCGTACAAGAGGACCCGCGTGATAATTATTACGATGGAAACGTTTTTGATCCAAAACCTTTTAAAGGCGCACCAGATAGAACATCTGTTGATAAACCAAAAGAAACAACATCAGATGTAAATTTAGACAGTGGTTTAGAAATACCTACAACTACTTCTGGAACTGGTGTTAATTACTCAAACACAAACTATTAAGGAAAATAACAATATGTGCATGGGCAGATCAAGTGCTCCTCCAGCTCCCGTTACTCCGCCACCAATTGTAAGATCACAACCAATTGAGGACATGGCTCCAAAAATTGAAATTGCAGGCGAAGAAGGATTGGATGAGACAGGAAAAAAATTAAAGAAAGGCGCAAAAGGTACCAAAAAATTAAATACAGATCTTGGTACTGGAGCTATTCAAGCAGCCGGTCTTCAAATCCCTCAATAATAAATTATCATGTTAAATTATCTAGATAAAACAGCGAAAGAACGTTACGAAAGTATGAAAGAATACAGAGAACATTTTTTAGATCGAGGTCGAGAATGTTCTGAGTTAACTTTACCTGCGTTACTTCCTGATGATGGAGTCT